GCTCGATGAAATCAACGGCTTGGTCGTCAACAGTGTTATCAGATTGCTCAGCCAGTTTGCGGAGCATGTCAACAATCAATCGCTTCACCTTGTCGCTGTTAAGGAACGACATAAGTACGGGACGGATAAGTGCAATCATTGTTCTAAAAAGTGTTAGGGTTTAGTGGGCCAAACCGGGTTAGCCGGGTCGGTCGTGTTAGCGGGTAGATCGCGGAGGGCTTGGCGGTAAGCAGTTTGCTCAGCCGTCATGGTGCGGTCAGAGTTTGCCCACCAGTCGGTTTCAGCAAGACGGCGATTCCTTTCTAATCGAAGGATTTCTTGTTGATAACCGGGCAAAACGTTGGCAACGTAATCCTCGTGTGCGGCAATTTGCTCAGCAGTCCAAGGAACAATGCGCTCTTCACCAGTTTGAATGTCGTAAATAATGTCTTCCATAATCATCCCACAGTTTCGTAGCAAACGTTCATAATGCCTTGGTCAAATTGATTATTACCTTCAACATAAAGCTTCAGTTGTGTCAAAGCGCTACTAAGTGTTTTTCTTCCTCCGCAAGTAGAAGTGTAGTAAGGTTCAAAAGCACCCTTGTAGCTATAAACCCATTCATTGCTTCCTTGTATGTTTGTCAATTCTATGTGACCGCTGGTGTGCTCGGCATTGTTGATTGACCAAATAGCAAATCCATCGGTACGGGTGCCGCTACCAGCGCTACCATTTCCATTGTAAGCATAAGTACAAAAATAGCCAGAAGTCTCAAGACCACCTGAGTCGCCAATCTGCAAGCGAAGTAGCGAGCCAGCGCCGCTATACCCAACGTTGTAAAGATTGACAGTGATTTTTGTCGTGTTAGATGGGAAGCCTGAGTAAATTCTTTGTGTTAAACCACTCATATCTCCTCTGCCGGTCTCAAACAGTGCAGGATCGCTTTGCGCACCATCAGCGAAATAAATAGCCATCTCAGTTCACCTCCGAAAGGTTGAATTTGTACTTTTTGCCGTTACGGCGGTTGAGCAAGAACAAGTCGTCCTCACCCTCTTGAATGGTCCAGGAACCCCAGGTGCCGTCAACGTCGTTAGCACCACCTTCGTTGCTCAGGTTGAGGTCGTTGGTGTAGAGGTTGCGCCAACGGTTGGATGAGGTGCCTAAATCGTAGGTGTTATTTGACCACGGAACAAAATGACCAGTGCTATCGATATAAGCCCTGCCAGCGCCGTTTGTTTCAAAAATAATACTGGCGTTAGCTGAGTTAGCAATATATACAGACTCGTTGGCACTAGATGCATGACCAACGTACCAGCGCGTTAGGTTGTTTGTATCACGACCGCGAATATAGTTGACGTTGCTAGCGTTGCTGCTGTTGTCATCTTTAAGAGTGAGGATCCCTTCGGAGCTTTCGATTGTGGCTTCGCCAATAACACTCAACCCATCACAATTAACCGTGCCGTCGAAGTAGCCGTTGCGCCACTGGTTAGAGGAGGTACCTAAATCTTGAGCGTTGTTGTCAGCTGGAACCCAATGCCCACTAGACGTAAATGAAACCTGTTTGCCGCCGTTATTAACCGATAAAACAATATCGGAGGTTGAGTGGTTCCAAACATTTAGATGCTCATTGGCATTTGAAAAGTCGCCAATGGCATACTTATTGGTTCCGCTACTATCTTGAAGAACAATGCTTCCAGATACGTTGCTACCCGTGCTGTCTGTGTCTTTAAGAATAAGTTGAGGCGAGCTGGATTGAATAGTCGAACTACCATCAACAGTCAACCCATCACACGTCACCGTGCCGGTTACGTTGATGCCGGTGGAGGTGGTGGCTAGTTTTTCACTTGCATCGTGATAAAGAGTTACTGCACCATCTTGAATGCATCTGATTGCATTTTCTGCTGTTGCACCTTGAATGTAGAAATTGGTTCCTCTAATAAACAAAGAACCGGTACCATTATCATTGATAAAACTATTCGACCCGTCGTGATAAATCTCTAAGTCGTCACCCGTGCCAAGCAGGATCTTGTCGTTGTCCTGTAGATCCAGGTTGCCGTGCAGAGTGACGTTGCCTGAAATATCAGCCGCGCCATCGACATCCAAGCTATCGCACTGGACCTCGCCGGTTACGTCGATAGAGCCTTCTGTAGTACCACTAACGTTACTAAGGTCAGCCCGTGCTACCTCACGACCACCAGCGGTAGAGCCGTCGTGGACGTGAAGTGAATCATTTGTAGTATTAACCGTTACCTCGCCTTCGGCACCGGTAAAAGTCGTATGTTGCGTGTCAGTACCACGCCGCAGTCGAAGAAGTTTTGCCATAATTAAATAGTACCGAAGTCAATAGTTAGGTCAGTGCCATCAATCGTTCCAACCTCAGTAAGGTTGTTACCATTGCAATCCAGATTACCGCCAAGTTCAGGCGTAGTGTCGCTTAAAACGTCGCTAATACCGGCGCCAAGTGATGCAAACGCAGTACCGTTATAGTACTTAAGAACGTTGTTAGTGTCGTCATACCAAAGGTCACCTTCACTCGGGCTAGCCGGTTGAGTGGTGTCAATGGTATAAAGATCAGCAAAGTTGTTTACATCGTTAATGTTACTTGCAACAGTGTTGACATTGCTAATAGAACCAGCAACAGTCGTGATGTTTGCGTTGTTATCAGCACAGGTTTCCAGGTCAGCAACAATGTCCGTGGTAGCCAGAGTGTTCATGTCTGCCACGACATCAGTCGTACCCAGAATAGCCATGTCGGCTACAACATCTGTAGTACCAAGAATTGCCATATCAGCAACTGCATCAGCCGTACCAAGACGACCGACCTCTGTAGCTTTACCAGCAACAGCAGTTACATCTGAGCTAATACCTGCAACGGTAGTAACATTGCTAGAAATACCAGCAACAGTCTGGATAGCATCAGTTGCATCCGTACCGTCTTCAATATCAGCAAGAGTACGAATGTCTGCAATGTTGTCAGCACACGTCTCAAGCGCACCACCAGACTGAGCAGCAGTCAGTGCATCGGTGATAAGACCAAGATCCTCAAACGAAGCAAGGTCATCAGCAACGATTGCAATGTCAGCAAGGGTAGCCGAGTCAGGAGTGATGTTCTGATAATCCGTACCGTTGTAAGCACGAATAACGTTCAGGTCTTCACGGTAAACAAGGTCACCTTCCTGAAGCGCTGAACCGTCCGCACGTTGGGTTGGGTCATCAGTTTCTTCAACTTGATAGACCGCTGCAAACGTATTGACGTTGTTAATACTACCTGCAACAGTGTTGATGCTTGTAACGTTAGCTGCAACAGTAGAAACCTCAGTTGCAAGCGGGGTCAGACGGTGGAACGTATAAGTGTGCAACGTAGAAGTAGTCTCCACGATGCAACCATAACCAGCAGCAAGGACAGTAGAACCACAGCCAGTAATCGTAACGGTGTTAGAACCAGAGCCATTAGCAATGGTCACAGTACCGCTAGACGGAGTACGGCTAGTAGCAATTTCCTTGATACTGATCAAAGTGCCAGTACCGTTATTGACATCGGGGTTTGCAGTTGGGAAGCTAGTCTCATCCGCAATAGGAACGAAACCACCAACATCATCAACAAGGTCAATGATGCGAGCGTCAATAGCTGCAGTAGTAGCAATAAATGAATCACTACCGCTCCAGGTAGATCCGCTAGAAATAGTCTCAGAACTGTCCTGACGGAAGTACAGGTTATCAAGCTGACCACCATCCAAGTCAGATTCAAGAGCATCAACGTATGCCTTAGTAGCAGCATCTTGTGCGCTAGTAGGATCAGTAACATTGACGATCTTGTGGCTGTTCATGTCCAGCGTATCGTCAATCTTTACATTACCAGAGTTGTTGATAATGCTCTTATTGTTGGTATCAAGATTTGCCAGTAGCTTGCTGACAGACAACGCACCTGCGGGGATATTAACGAAACCAGTCTGCTGATTAACCTCAAACGTTTCACCAACTTTGAACGTACCGTTGTGATCAGTAATAGCACTCCAGACTTTACCGTTGTTAAGTTCAACAACTTGGTTGTCATCATTAGGCACACCACCGTTCTCAGGCAGTGCACTGTAGTTAGTACCAGAACCAACGTACTCCATCGTGTGACCGCTAGAAGCAATCATGGAACGGAGGAAGAACGAAACGGAAGAACCGCTAGCAACAGAACCATTAAGACCCAGGTTTTGGGTACGGTCACCAGTATTAGGACGGCTAATCGTCACATCCCAACCACTACCGTTTGCAACAGAAGAGAGCACGGGATAGGTGTTGCCGCCAATGTCCACAAGCATGTTGTCCTGTGGTTTAGTAGCAGAACCGTGCCAACCGCTAGCAGCTGTAGGAGCACCGATCGTAAACGTGGTAGCACCGTCAGCAGCGTTAGCAGAAGTAGTTGCGGTGAAGATAGCAGAGGTCGAACGACCGCTTGCAATCAGTGAATACCGACCAAAGTCAGTAGTCGAAGCTGCAAGGTTTGCCTGACCACCGTTGATACAAGCGATGTGGAAGTGGTTAAAGAACGCATAACTAGAAGTAATCTGCGTGTAACCGTTGTTGGTAACAAAGACACCAGGACCATCCAGACCCACGTGCGTGTAGCTATCAGCCACCATCGAACGCAGCGGAGAGTCGTCGTGAACGGTATCACCATTGACTAGCAGACCACCACCAGTGGGAGCCGAGTCAAGGTCACCAGCGCGACCCTTGTCCTCAGTACCAGCAAAGAATGCAAGATCATCGTTGTCAATCTCACTATCCGAGAAGTTAGTACAATTCTGGATGTACGGAGATTTATAGATCATCGCATCAGGATAGAACGAAACGTTCCAACCTTGAGTAGGAGGCAGACCGTAGGTAGCATCAGTCCACAACGAACCGCTAGCACCACGGGTACCGCTAGCCTTGACGCCAGTAAACGTCATGTTAGCAAGGTACGAACCGCTGTTCACACGGAACAAGCTGTTGGTTTCAGTAGCTTCAGTAGGATGAATAATCGTGTTACGGATAGATGCACCGATAATCGACACATCTTTCTTTTGAATGTCCAAAGGTGCCGTTTCACGGTACACACCAGGAGCAACTAGAATGGTGCTACCGTCTCCGTAAGTAGCGTCGGAGTTGATAGCAGCCAACGCAGACTTGATGGTTTTCTTAGGAGTACTAATACGGTGACCATTATTGGCGTCATCACCGTTAGTAGCGTCAACATAAATGACTTGATCAAGACGAGTGAAGGCACCACCAGAGGTGATAGCTTCCCAGCTGTCGCCATCCCAGACGTAAACAGTTTTGTCTTCATCATTCTGATACCAAGTTTTACCAGTTTCCCAAGTAGAACCCGTGGGAGTACCAGTTTGAACAAGGGTATCAAAACGTCGTGCAGCAGCAGACGCAGTGAAGACATTAGTATCTGCTGGGGAGGCAGAACTAGCGTCCTGTTCCGCAGTATTGATAATGTCGGCATTTTTAATCCTATCGAAATCAACAGAATTAGCTCCGATGCCCAGAGTTACCTGACCGCCAGTAGCAGACTTGGTAAGACCAGTGCTATCAATGAGGATGTCGTCTTCAATAGCATCATCAATTTTACTATCGACACGATCATCAATAGCTTCAGTAGTAGCAATCTTGGTATCATCACTGACCCAAGTATCACCATCATACAAAGTGTTATCAAAACGATCCCAATAGTTATCAAGGAGGTATTGATAAACTGTGTCCGTCACACCTTGGCAGTTAGCCTCTTGAATGGCATAACGGAGTTGTTCAAAGTTCTTGTTTAGGTCATCTGAACGAATGGCAGAGCCAGGACTAAAC